TGTTATTTGGTCGGCTGGATATCTGAATGCATAAAAGAGGCTTTGAATTACCGTACAAAAAAAGTATAAATTTCCATCCTGCCCATTGTTATTAAAATGCCCGTCGAAATCTTTGCAACAGAGATTAATTAAAATAATATGAAAGAAAAACTTTTAGCACTGCTCCAAACCAAATTTACGGGGGTGGACAATGCGATCCTCGACCGAATCGCAACGAAAAAGTCGGAGAATGTAACGGACGAAGCACAATTACCTACCATAGCAGAGGGGATTGGCTTTCAGGACGTGTTAACCAGCTACGGCGACTACCGTGCAGGGGATGCGCAGCAGACCGCAGTCAAGAACTACGAGAAGCGGCATAACCTCAAAGACGGGAAGCCTATCGAGCAACCTGCCACAGGGGAGCGGCAGGCGAATACTCCTCCCAGTAGCGAAGAGCCCGAATGGTTCAAAGTCTACAAACGCCAGCAGGAAGAGCGTGAAAATGCTGTAAAAGCAAAGTACGATGCCTTGGAAGCAGCGCGTGTAAAGGCCGAACGGGACACACTTCTTCGCTCAGCAGCCAAAGCGGCAAACGTCAATGAATCAGCGTTAGACGACATCCTCGCGCTCGCTTCTGCGATGAACGAGGAAAAGCCGGACGAAACGAAGATCAAAGAAAAGTTCGCGGCTATACAAACGCGATTCGTTGCCGCAGGGCTTGAGGGGCAGGAAACGGCATTCCCCCTCTCCACATCTGAGGCTCAAAGCAAAGAAGAGGCCAAAATGTGGGCTGAAAATCTGCCGGATGCAAAATAAAAACAATAACAAACATGGCTATTAAATTCGAAAAGACACAAGTTAAGGGCGGGTTCCCGGTATTCTGGCGCGGAGAGCGCGAAGTGCTGCCAGGTGATTTCGCCGTGAAGGGCACCTATCCGGAAGGCACGATACTCAAAGAGGGAACGCCTATCAAACTCGATTTCGAGAACATGGAGTGCACCATCTGCAAATCGGCACGAATCGTAGAGGGCGGTACCACAACCAAACCGCGTGTCATCAAGGGCTCTATGTTCCAGATCAACGATGCCGTCAAAGTAGGCGCTTCCTCCGGCACCATCAAGAGCATTAGCACCGCCAACGAATCATACGACGAAATCACATTAAGCGCAGCAATGACAGAAGCAGTAGCAGGCGCTGATCTGCTCGGAGGGGATGAAATTCCGGACGCCGTCATCGAAACGACAAAGGAATACACCAAGGCCAATGGATTTCCGACTGTCTCGGCAGCTTATGGGGCGCGAATCCTCAAGGATGTAGCATACCCCGTCCCCGAGACTTGGCTGCAAGGCTACAGTATGAAAAACAACCCTGAAATCAAGTACATCAGACAGTAAAAGACAGGTAAACAATGAGCGAAGTATATTATTCTTCTATTTTCAGCGAGCTGACCAAGCAGGTGCAAGCTCGCATCGACGCAGCATCTGAACTGCGCAAGCGCTTGTTCGACCAAAATGTCTACGAGCGTTTTTTGGAGTGGGATACTCCCACGGTAGGGTTCAATTTCGAAGAGATCATCGGATCGTATAATCTGAGCGTAGCTGCCGCCACCTTGGATTCGAAAGGCAAGGAACCCATTATGGGAACTGAAGGCCTGGCTACAATAGCCAAGAAAGTCCTCATTCACCAAATGACCCTACCGATGCCCATTGAAGACTATCGGAAGGTACTTCAGCTGCTGGATTCACGCATGATCTCAGATCAGGCAAAGAAACAGCAGCTCGTAAACCTCATGTGGGGCGGCGTTGAACGGGTCGTGGAATCCGTACAGGCCAAAATAGACATCATCTTCCTGGGTGCCCTCTCGAACAAAGGGGTATTTTCATTCACTCAGGAAAACAACCCCGAAGGAGGTGTGCGAGGCAATATCGACTATGGCATGCCGCAAGAAAACATCGCCACAGCAGATACACAGTGGACGGAGGGCAACATCGACCGTGTCGATGTATTCGAGGATATCCAAGGCGTTGTCGATGCAGCTCAGGAGAAGGTGACCTTCGACCGCATCCTTCTGGATCAAAAGCGGCTTTCGTACATCCTGCGCAGCAAGAAGATGAAGCAGGTTATTTTCGGCACGGACAAATCATCGTCGCCACTTCTGCTGGCCAACCTAAACGAGTTTATGCGATCGAACGGGTTGCCCGTATTCGAGGTGATCCGACGGATGACGCGCATTCAGGACAATGGCAAGATCCGCGAATACAAACCGTGGAATGACAAGAGCCTCGTATTCGTGCCGGAGGGTCGTCTCGGCGTCATCAAAAACGCTTACGCGGATAACGAACTTCGCCCCGAGCCGGGAGTTGCCTACTCCAACTACGGACGCATCCGCATCTCGCAGTGGGCAAAGGCGAGACGGACAACTCGAACGGCGTGGAGTTTACGAAAGCACAATCTATTTCGCTGCCCGTCATTACCGAGATCAACGGTATTTACTCGCTGAGTGTAGAATCGTAGAAGTGCATGACGGTAGCAGAATGCATACATCAGGAGTTCAGCATGGTCGGAACCATCTCCGACTATGGTGTTCGCCGCTTCGCCAGGGAATGGGGATACGATCCCAACTCCCTGGCGGGTAGCGACCATCAGCAACAACTAATCGCCAAGCGCGTATCTGAGTTCATCGACAGCCTGATAATGCACCCTCTGTCGGTAAGCGAAAACGGGCATTCGGCGTCCTGGTCTGAAAGCGCCATGAAGCAACGGGCACAACTGATGCTTCGGCAATATGGCATCACGCCCGGCGAAGAATTGAGCAGCTCTATTGGCCTGTCCTCGATAAAGGATGCTTCGAACTTGTGGTAATATGTATTTCGCGCCCCACATACTCTATTTGAGGATCGATCCTCCCAAACAATACGACGAACTGGGACGTCCGATAGCTATGTCCGAAAATGATGCATGGCAGGAAATAGGTGATTGTCGTTGCGACGACGACACAACCGTCCGCCTTGTATCAGAGAACGGGGAGGTGCGCCAATCGAAATACCACATCGTCTACGAAGGAGGTTACGTGAAATGCATTGACAAGGCGACCGGCACAGTACGGGGCGAAGGCTCTGTGGCAATAGCCAAGGTAAACAACTATTTCAACGCTTCAGACCTTTGGATATGATTACAACGGGAGACGCGCGCAACATACTGTTCTCGGCGTGTAAGGGGGTTGGGATAAAGGACATGCACACTTCATGGGCTATCCCCGAGGGGAAAGTCAATAGAGAGCGTATCGTCGTCATCACACCACCCGAGCAGACGTCGGACACGTATTGGGAAAATTGCTTTGTTGCTGTAAACCTGTGCGTCCCCGACATCAAGGGAGAAGCGAACCTAAAACGGCTGGACGAACTCGAACGGGCAGCCAAGGCGAGATTCAAAGAATGGACATACGGTACTTATGACGGATCCGCATACAGGTACAGGTATGAGAATATCGGCCGCGAAGAAGATGTGAACCTCGGATGCCACTATATCTACATCAGAGTACTATTCAGAGTATTAAACATTAAAAACAACTAAAACAATGGCAAAAGTAATAGCAGTAGGAATCAAGAAGCTGTATTATGCAGACCCCGCGAAGGTCACAGGAGATCTTACGGGTACCCTTCTGGCAACCATCATTAAAGATGTCAGCACGAAACAGGTGGAGAACATCCACCAAGACACATGGAGCATCGAAGAGGAGGAGCCGTCTACGACGGAGTACAGGAATCAACTCACCAATGGCGTATATCGCCAAGACACCGAAATGGGTAACATTCAGATGTCGTTTACCATCGGGCAATACGACTATGAAACCAAGGCGGCTTTCATGGGCGGCACGGGGTCGGAGACGTCATGGAAACGTGCGAGAGGCGTCACGCGCATTGAAAAATGCATGATCGCCCTGACGGAAGACAACCAGTATTGCGTCTTTCCGAAGGCCTCGGTTATCGCCCGTAACACCAATAATGAGCCGTAGGTATCGGTGTAGCAGCTGCTGCCCTGGAACCAGACAACACGGCGGTCTCGTCGGAATATTGGTTCGATTCTTCGGAGGTGGACGTCGAATAAGAACCTCCAAGCCATCAGCAGTCCAGGGGTGGGAGGCGTGTGCCCCTCACCCCTATTTCTTAAAATCAATCTTATGAAATTGGAGTTTATCAGTATCCGCATCGCATCGAAGGGATACACTGTATACAAGATGTCCCCCATGACGGCAACGCGCATCATGACGGCGCGGGATGTCAACAAAGATCCGGACGAGAGTAAGGCATGTATATCGGCGATGGCGCATAGTATAGCCTTGGCGGTTGTCGGCAGCCGCAACATATTCGCGGGTGTCAGGGTGTGGTTTTTACGCCGCAGATTCATGAAGCGGGGCACATTCAACGAGTTGTTCGACTGTTACCAGAAAATACTGCTGATGATACCCCTTGAGGATATTGCCTCGGTTGCAGCCGTAATGGAGGGATTGTCCGCAACAATATCCAAAGACCATGAGTAAATCGGCGGATATTGTCGCCAGGTCATTGCTGAATACGCATCATGTGTCGGTAAAGCTCGGGGTGCTGAAATTCCGGGTATACCAGCCGTTCGTGAAGGATTTGGCAAGGGCATTCGCCGGAGGGAAAATAGACGTTTCGATCTCCGGAAGGCAAAAATATTCCATGGAAACAATATCCAAGCTGCTTTTTCGGCGCTCATGGTGCCAAAAACTATTCCTGTGGTACGCCAAGCGGTATGCCACCTGTGAAGAGATTTCCGCCGCGACCATGAAAATAGCCGA